TCCACGCTGTGCCACGCAGCTCGCCGAGATGACCGAGGAAATCGGTGACGAACAGATCCTGCCCCTTCTCGGTCCAGGCATTGAGGCCGGAGATCCGCTGCACGTCATCCGCCATCACCTGCGTCCAGTTCGGGCCGTACTGGTCGCCGAACATCCGCTGCACCGATTTCATCGACCGCGCCGCCTGCTCCATCCCGGCGCCCAGCCGCCGCGCCAGCGCCACATCCGCCTTCGATCGCGGATTGAGCATCTTGAGGTAGGAGGCCATCGCCTTCACCTCGCCGAGCCCATAGAAACCCCGGGCCAGATACCCGGTATGTGCGTCGCCGACCGCCGCAAGCGTGGCGGAGCCGAGCATCGAGGCTACGTTCACGTTCCGCACCCCCTGTGTCGTTGCGACGACTCCGCGCCCGAACGCACTTTCTGGCACCACCGGCACGCTGGTCTCCCCGCTGACGTAGCGCCAGAGATCTTCTACCGATTTGCGCGCGCCTGACTTGCCCTTCACCGCGGCCACCACCGCGTCGCCCGATTGCGCACGCTGGTGATCGGCGCGGTCGAGCATGTAGCGCACCGTCGCCGCCGGGTTCGGCCCGAGCCGCTCCATCGTCGCGATGTCCCTGGACATGCCGCTGATATGGCCGAGGATCGCGGTGAACGGATCGGCCGATCCATATTTGGCATTATAGCGCAGCCAGGCGTCGCCATCCCTGAAATGCAGGATGCGATGCTCGGCGCGCTGATTGGCGAGCTTCCCCTTGCCGGTCAACGCGGTCGATGCCTCGCCGGTCAGCCCGTTGGTGCGGATCGTCTCGTAAACCTGCCCGAGCATGTCGGTCAGCGCGGCATCGGTCATCGGCAGGTTGGTGCGCTGGTCGATCATCGCCGCGCGATCGAGCGATGGCAGCACGTCGGAAACCCACTGCTCGCGCCCGGCCGCGCGCACCTTGAGCGCGTCATGGTTGTGCGGCAGGCCGAAGCCCTTGAGCTTGCCGATCGCGCCGCCCGCCGCGTTGAACCGCTGGCGCAGCTGGTCGAACGTCTCACCGATCGCCGACGCCATCGTGCGCGCCGTCTCGTTGCCGGTCGACTGGCCGTGCAGCTCACGCACGATATCGTCCAGTGCCTCGCGATCGCGCGGCCGGCCGAGCAGGTCGCGGTGATGCTGCTCGATGAATTCCGCGATCGCGCCGTGCGCCTGATACTCGATCCGTTTCGCGCCGGTGGTGACATTGCCCAGCCGGTACGGCGCGCGATCGTCGTCATCGAGCAGCGCGGCCACCGCCTTGTACGGGTTCTTGCTCCTGAACCGGGCGACATCCCTCACCGCGTCGCGCTGCCGGTTGATCTGCAGCAGCGTCTGCCGCTTCTTCAGCCGCTGCTCGGCCGCGAGCTGGCGCAGCGTCGCCTCGCTCGCCTCGGCCGCCGCCGCCTCCGCGCCCATCGACTGGCGGTAGAAGCCCTCCAGTTCGTCGAACAGCGCCTTCATCTTCGCGCCGCGCCCCGCGTCGATCTCGCCGCGCTTCACCATGCCGGGAATGCAATTGCCGAGCGACATGGTTCATTCCCCTCCCGGTGCGTTCGGCGCCATGCACGCGCGCGCCGCCGCGATCGCCGCTTCATCCTGGTCGAGGTCGTGCAGCGCATCGGCCGCGCTGACCACATCGCCTTCCTCGTTTAGCCGCACGGTCAGGCCGGCCGCTTCATCCTCCGCCAGCCACATGCGCAGATCGTGCTCCAGGCTGTCGATCTGATGCGTCGCGCCGTCGCCGGCGGGATCGTCGAACGCCCCCAGCATCTCGGCGCGCGTGGCGGGCGCGATCGCGTCGGGCGGATCGATCCGGTCGACCGTGAGCGGTCCGCCTTCCTCTCGCGCCATCCGCTCCGCCTGCGCGCGGCTGGGCGACCACCACAAGGGTTCGCCGCCATCGCCGCGACTTACGGCATAGAGCGGCTCGAGCGCACGGCCCTCCGCCGCGCTCGACGCCCAATAGCGCTCCATATCCGGCGTCGCATTGCCGATCGGCGCGGTTTCGCCTATATTGCCGCCTTCCCCCGGGCGGGTAGAGCCGTTCCCGCCATCTTCGGCCAAACGCGCAGATAAGGGCCGGTCGGGGGTTCCCTTTTCATAAGCCGTCACCAGCCAGTGCTGCGTCTTGCCGTGCCATGTCAGCGCGATCGCAGCCTCATGCGTCGGGCTCTGCAGCTCCAGCCGCTCGCGGCGAGCGTCGTCGCGCATCACCGCCATATCGGCGATCAGCTGGGGCAGGCGCTCCAGCTCCGCTTCCATCTCGGGATGCTTGGCGAGGATGTGGGCGAGGCCGTAGCCGCCCTTGAAGTCGCGCGCCGGATCGCCCGCCGCGCCCCATTTCACGTCGATCGGCGCGTCCAGCGCCGGATGCGCGAGCACGCCGGATGCTTCGGAGATCCTGCCCGCGCGGAGATCGGCGAGCGCGTCCGACCAGCGAGACGGCGCGACGTCGGGCACCGGCGTCCAGTCCGGCTCCGCCGCCTGATCGCCCGCCATCCGCGTGCGCGGATCGTCGAGGTCGAACGGGATATCGTCGTCGCCGATATCGTCGGCACGCCGGGGGAAACCATCCTCGCGCTGAAAATCCTCCCAGTCGCGGTTGGCGGCGTCCACCTCGCGCTGCGCCTCGCGCCACGCGACATCGCCGCCTTCATCATCGGGGAAGATGTCCCGGCGCAGCACGGGCGCGCCGTCACGCGCGCCGCCGACGCGACCGTGCGCCCACTCGATCACATCTTCCGCCGTCCGCCCGCGCAGGAACGGGTTGGCGTCGATCGCCGCCTTCGATAGCAGCTCATCGATCGGCGTGTCGGCCGCCGCGCGCAGGATCTTCGATGCGCCGCCGGTGCCGGCGAAGTGCATCAGGTACAGGTTGCCCGGTGTCTCCGGCGCGCCGATGCGGGAAAGGGCGGAGCGATATTCCACGCCCAGCCGGTCCATCACCTTTTCCTGCCACACCGGATGCGTGCGCATCCCGAGCAGGCCGGCGTCGCCCATGCCTTTCGCCTCGGGCAGATCGCGCGCTACACGCAGCCAGGTGGCGTCGACCACCTGATAACGCCCGGTCGCCGAGGAGCTGCTGCTGCGCGCGGCATCGTCGCCGCCGCTTTCCGCGCGGCGCACCTTCAGCTTGAACTGCTCCCACGGATCGGCCGCCCACTGCGCCGCGCCCTCCGCCGAACTGCTCGGGCGCTGGCGGGGCGCCGGGTTCAGCGGCACGATCCGGTCAATCGCCGACGGCTGTTCGGCCGATGCTGCCTGCACCAGTGCATCGACCTGCGCGGCATATTGCTCGGTATCGCGGCCGGGGCGGAACGGCGAGGAAGCGACGATCTGATCTTCGCGCTCGAGCGAGCGGGTCGCCGCCTGCTCGGCATCGGTCATCCGGTCCCAGCCGATCGCCTCGCGCATCTGGCGCGCGAGGTCGCCGGCGGTGCTGGAAACGCGCGGCGCGACCTGCTCGCCGGCTTTCAGCGCGCCACCGAACAGCGCGCCGGTCCCGGCAGCCAGCGCCAGTTCGCTCGCCACGCTGCCGGGCGTGGTCTCGACGCCACGGCCGGCGCGCTCGATCGCGCGAGATGGCGCCTGCGCGGCCTCGATCGCGAGGTTGATCCCGGCATCACGCAGAGCGGCCTGCGCGATCGAACGCGCGCCGCCGGCACCGACCAGCATGCCGGCCTGGTTGATCGGATCGGAGAAGCCGCCGTAGAACTGACCCGCCAGCCAGGGTGCCCAGCCACTTTGCTTCAGGATGCGCTGGCGATCGGCGTCAGCGGCATCGACCGGCGCGGTCCGCGCGGCGCGGAATGCGGTCGGATCCTTGCCGATATCGGCGAACGCCTTGGGGTCGCGCTTGCGCGCCTCGCCGACGCCCTGCCAGATCGCATCCTCGTTATAGAATGGCTGGGCGCCCGGCAGCGGCAACCGCCACGAATAACGATCGCTCGCCAGCCCGCGTCGATTGAGTTCGTCGATGATCGTGGCGTAGCCGTCATCGACAGCCTTCTGCCGCCGCGCCTCGGCGATCTCGTCCAGACCGGCCGAAGATTTCGCGGCGGTGCTGAATTGCGACCAGACGGAGGGAGGATCGACCGGGCGGGGGACCCCGGGACCGCGTGGACGCAGCGCGCGATAGGCGTCGGTTGGGGAGTCCAGCGAAAGAAGAGAGGGGCGATCCGTCACGGCGTGAGCCGTTTGAGATCGATCACATAGTCCTCGCCGCTGCGATCCTGCACCAATTGTCCGTTGGAACCGCGAAAGCCGTAGCGCCCGTTACCGGTCGCGGTCGGCAACAGGCCGAGCAATTCGGTTCTGGTCAATGGTGTCTTGTCGCTCCACACCGGAACGCGACCGCCGGAAGCGCGGGCATAGTCATCGGCTGATGCACGGCTGAAGCTGCGCAACAGATCGTCCGGCCTGACGCCTTGCGGCACCAGCACCATGCCCTTGGGATGACGCGCGATCCCGCCAGTCGCACCGTTCGGCCCCGGCATTCGGCCAAGGACAGTCTCGACTGCCTCCGCAAAACGGCCGGAGTCGTAATGGTCAAGGCCGCTATCTGCGGCGCGTTGGCCGTAGAACGCCCGCGCGGCCTCGAACACGTCATTGGAATAAGTGCCGTCGATGATGCTCAAAGTGCGCGACCGGCCGAACCACAGGTTGAAATCGCCGCGCGCATCACGCTGGCCGGGCTTCGGCTTCAGCACCTGCGGCGCCGTCTTCAACGTCTCACCACCCCGCAGCACTTCCCGGGCAACGGATAACGGAAGCTGCGACGCGATGCGGAACGCGCCGTCGTCGCCGGCGATCTGCCCGGCCGCCGCGCGGATCACCTGCGGATCGCCGAACCCCTGGATCATCTGTAGCGCTTGCAGCTTCTGCTGCGCGCCGCCGGCAACGAGATCGCGGAAGGTGGGCAGTTCTGTCGGCAGCAACGGCTCGGCTGCCGGGCGACCATAGCGCGCGGCCGCCGCCTTCGCCTGCGCGGCGCGGGCGCGCATCGATGCCGGGTCGGCCGGATCGATTGGCGCGACCGGCTTGCCCGTCGCGAATTGTGTCGCGAGCAGCGCACCGCCCGGCTGCCCGAGCATTCCCGCCATCTGCCCGCGAAGATCGGTCAGCCCGGATAGCGTGGATGCTTCCTGCGGCGAGAGGCCGCCATCGTTGCGCTTGGCGGTCAGCGCCGCAATCTGGCCGTCCAGCTGGGGCAATGTGTCGCCGCGATAGCCGATCGATGCCGCCATCCCGTCGCCCTTTGCGCGAGCGGTGATGGCGGCGGCCTTGTCCCCGATCGCGTCATATCGTGTCGCAAGATTGTCCCAGTCCTGTGGCCTGCCGGCGCCGGTGTCGAGTTCTGCGCGCCGGGCCTGAAGGTCCTTTTTGGTTTGCTGAAGCTGCATTGCTGCCTCGGCTTTCGCCGCTGCATCAAGCCGATGGATCTCGATCTTAGCACCACGCCGGAGACGCTCCATCTGCTCGGCCGACAGAATGCCGTCGAACGCGCCGGTGTCGAGCACCCGCGCGACGCTAGCCGGATCGCGGTCGATCATGCCATTGAAGAAGCCGACCGACACGGCCTCCTCATGCTCGCGGATCAGCTTGTCCTTGATGTCGCCCGGCACGCCCTGCAGCGCCTCGATCGACTGGCGGCCAAGGCTCATCTCCTCGGCGAAGGCTTTCGGGTCGGTCTGGCGATAGGCGCGATTGGCGGCGACGTCGCGCGCCTCGCCCATGTCGGTGACGATCTTGCCGACGCGGCGACCTTCCTGCCATTGATACTCGCTGGAATTGAACCGCGCGCCGAATTCCCCGAGCTGCTCCTGGGCGGAACGAAGCACGCGGCGATCGGTGATGCCGTCGAGGACGCCCTTGCTCTGTTCATCCAGCCACGCGCGCATCTGGGTGGCATGGCCGGCGCCGCCTGGTGCGGCGTTGTTGCGGGCATCGGTCGACGCGGCGTCAGCCGCCTCCCGCAATTTGGCCAGCTTCGCCGCGACCGCCGCCGCCTCGCTGTCCGCCGTCTGCTGTCGCTCGATCGCGCGGTCGGTCATGTCGGCGCGGTGCAGGCTGTCCGCCACGCCCACCATGCCCGCGCCGATGCCGGCGCCGAACGCGGTGGGATCGGCGCGCGCCGGCTGCATCGGCGCGGCCGGGCCGATCTGGCTGTCGTATCCCCGCTCGACCGGCATCAGCCACGCCTCCGCATCGTGCCCGCGTCCGACGCGCGACGGTCGCTGGCCCAGTCGATCGACTTGGACGCGGCGCCCATCATGCCGGTGAGCAGTGCATTATTGCCCTGCGCCAGCGCGATATCGCCCTGTGCGCGGGCGGCGCGGGCGCGGCGCGTCGCCTGCTGGCGCGCCTGCAGCGCGTCGAACGCGGCGTTGATCTGGCTTTCCGCCAGCGCGTCGAGCGCGCTGCCGCTGCCCATCGTGAAGCCGTTCGCGCCCTGCGCCGCCACCTGCTGGCCGATCGCCTGCCGCGCCGCCGCGCGGATCCGCGCTTCCTCCGCGACGCCCGCGCTCTCCTCCTCGATCGCGGCGTTATAGGCCGCGTCACGATTGTATTTTCCGGCCTCATAGCCCGCGATGCCCTGGACGACATTGCCGGCGATCTGCGTCAGGTCAGCCACCGTCAGTCCTCCCTGATCCGCTCGAACAGCACATGCGTCTCCGATCGCGCGCCGAAGCAGCGCAGCACATGCGCGGCCTGCAGCCCCACCAGCCGCGCCCACACGCATTCCGCCGGCACCTCCGCGCGCACGATCGCCTCGATCCGGCGCAATGGGCTTTCCGCGATCCGGCGCCGGGCAAAGCGGGTGACGGCGAGGTGCGCGGCGCCGACACCCTCCGCGAGGATCGCCCAGGCCACCGCCTGCCGTTCAGGGAAGGTCTCGCGCAGCCCGACGCACGCGGCGATCCGATCGTCGTGCCGCACCGTCCACGCCTCGCCCGGGCCGGCCGCCAGTTCCTCCGCTTCCTCGATCGACATGTCGCGCTCGATGCCGAGCTGCACGCGCTGCGACACCTGCCGCTGGATATCGATCGCATCGGCCGCGATCATCGGCATGATCGTGACCGTCACGACGTCACCGCCAGCGTCGGCATAGCGGCGACGACGGTCGCGGGCAGCGGGGCGCTGCTCTCGAACACCGCCTGCCCGTTGCGGTCCCACCCGCCGGAAACGGCGCGCTCGGTATCGCCGGTGAACAGCGGCACGGGCGCGTCCATATATTCGCTGCTCGCGCGATCGACCAGATTGTCGAGCTTGCCGCCCATCGCCCCGATGCGGATGCCGGTGGTGGCGATCAGGCGCAGCACCATCTTCACCAGCCGCTGGCGAACGCCCTGCGTCGATTGCCCGCCGGGAAGCTGCGGGCGCAGCGTGGTGACGCGCGCGGTATAGGGCATCCCCACGGTGAGGCGGTATGCGCGATCCGCCGGCACCGCCGACACCGGCAGGTCGAACGATCCGTCCGCCTCCACGATGATGCCGGGCACGACGCCGCCCGCCGCCAGCACCGCCACCGCCTGCCCGGCGAGATGCGTCGCCCCGGAGAAGTGCGTCTGGCCGGCCGCCGCCATCACGGTCAGCCCGCTGTCAACGAAGAACGCATCCTCGATCGGATCGTCATCGTCGCGCCAGTTCGCCATTCGCTCCACCCAGCGCGAGCCATCCGGACGCTCGACCAGCACCCACAGCGCATCCTGCGTGCCGGACGCGTCGGCGACGCACACCGCCGACAGGATATCGCCGCCGCCGTGGCGGATCCGCGCGAAGCCCTTGATTTCTTGTTCCGGCGCGTGCGGATGGACGACGAGCTGGCCATCGCCGCGCACGCCGATCAGCAGCTCCTCCGGTTCCTTCTGGAACGTCAGTTGCCGAATGCCGCCCTTCGTGATGTGCCGGCACCACACCGTCATGTTCGCGGCCTGATAGCGGTCGCGCGCGAAATCATATTCGGCCTGGCGCAGCTTGCGCCCGGCGCGCTGGACGAACACGCCGGTGGTGCCGATCTGCACCGGGAAGACGCGCTCGCTGCCGTAGAAGCTCTGCGGCACTGCCTCGATATTGTCGCCGGCGATCGCCTGCGCCTGGTTGATCGCGCCGATCGCGATCTCCCGACTGGCGGAGCCGACGATCAGCTTGCGGTCGCCGATCGCCCACAGCACCGGATCCTCCGTCGAAAGCGTGCGGCGAAACGCCATGTCGGCCGCCAGCGTCCCGCTCGAGGTGTACGCCTGGTGATTGAGGTAGTCGCCGGCGACCGATGCCAGCAGCTCGCGATCCTTGAAATGCGCCAGCCGCCCGGCGAAGGCGATGACGACGCTGGGCCAGCCCGCCGCCGCGCTGAACGCGCCATGCGCCCAGCGGAAGGTGGGAACGGTCATCACCCCATCGGGCAAGGTGCGGGTGACGGTCGCGGTCGCGCTCAATCCGTCCGGCGAAACGGCGGTGATCGTCACCATGCCGAAGCGATCGTGGCGATAGGTCCACTGGACGCCGAACGGCCCGTTGTCGTTCACGTCCTTCAGGTCCTGGCCGTCCCATTCGGTGCCGGCGGTGTGGATCGGCTGCACCGTGCCCGTGGTGCCGGCGCTGGCGGCGGTATAGGCTTTGCCGTCCGATCGGCGGATCATCCCCACCGTGATGCCCTTGGTCTGGGTGTCCCAGGCGGGGATGGTCGAGAAATCCGCCGCCTCGATGCGGAACGGCGCGCCGACATGGCCGGGCAGGAAGATCGGCGCGTTGCTGGCGATCGTCACCACGCCGTTCGTCCCGCTCGCGGTCACCGTCTTCGCCTCGTCGGTATTGGCATCGGCGAATGGCCCCTTGGTCAGCGGAGCGACGTCATAGACGAAGGTGGTGGCGGAGGTGCGCGTCAGCCGCGCCGGCGGATGGCCGGGATGGTCGAGGTACAGGCGATCGAACGATTGCTGGACCGAGATGAACGGCGCTTCCGCCGCCGAATAGGGCACCGCCACTTCATAGGGCACGCCCGGCGCCGTCTCGATCCGCTCGTCGTTGGTGTAGAAACGGAGCACGCCGTCGCTCCACTCGATCACATAATCCTGCGTCAGGTTGAAGCGGAACTGGGACAGCCAGCCCGCGCCATCACGCGCCGGCCGGATCGCCTCGAAACCGGGGCGCTTGACGATCGCGCCCTCCACGGTCGGGATGAAGTTCTCCGCCTCGGCGACGCCGACCTGATAGATCGCGGTATCGACACGCCCGCCCATTCGGGGCGAAAGCTCGCCGCCGTTGAAGCTGGTCGCGATCGCGCGCTGCAATGTCACGGCCAGATGAACCCGTTGCTGTCCACCCGCTCCGGCACGCCGCCGCGCGACAATTCCCATGTGCCGGGTTCGAACGGCACCGGCGGGTTCTCGCGCGCATCTACCCGCTTCGCCTCGCGCAGCGCCGCCAGATATTTGCGCTCTGCAATCTGGACGCGGCCGGTGTCGCCGGTGATGCGGTCGGCGATCTGCCAGGCGACGCGCATCGCGAACACCTTGGCGAACATCGCGTCCCATTCGGCCGGCTCGGGCACATCGACCAGGTAACGGATGCGCAGCGGGGCAGGGGCGCTGGAGAGGATGAACGGCCCCTCCAGCTGATAGTCCGCTCGCCGGTAGCCCAGCACCTCCACCAGCCGCAAGCTGGTCGCCGGCAACCGGTACACTGCTGCATAGGGGCTGGCATCCTGCCCGGCGACCTGCGCGAGCACCGCGCGGCGCATCGCGAAATTCCATGTATGGTCGCGGATCGCCGCCTGCCGCTCCACATCCCAGACCGCCTTCACCGATCGCGAAAGATGCGTGTCGTCGTCCGGCGAGCGCAGCTGGTCATCCTCGCCCAGCGAGGAGGCGGCCAGATTGGCGATGGTGACGAAATCCGCCACGCCGCGCGCGTCAGGCCATCGGCCAGGGCAGGTTGAAGATCTTGGCGCGCAGATTGTCGATCATCACCATCGCATCGCCGCGCGTCATCTTCGTGAAGTCGACGTTCAGCTCCATCGCGTCCGAACCGGCGATGGCGGTGCCGGCCGCGACGGTGATGTCCTTCAGGTTCGGCTTGCCGCGCGTGACGGTGAGTTTCACTTGAGCCATCGGCCATGTCCCTCGGGGCTGGAAAGGGGATGCCGGGCGGCGATTACGGCGCCGCCCGGCCTCGGTCGGCCCCAGCGCCCCCGCTGGTTCCGGCCCGAGATGTCGAGGCGAACGTCAGTTCGCGATCGTATATTCCATGAAGAACGCCGCCACCGTGGCCGCCGCGATCGACGCGACGCCCACCGTCAGCCAGATATCTTCATCGACCGAGGCCGGCGCGAGCACCGCCGATGCCGCCTTCGGCCCGAGCGAGGTCGGCGTGTCGACGGCGGTGAGCGTCTTGGCGTTGACGTACTTCGTCGGGGCGGCCGTGGTGCCCACCGAAAGGGTGGCGGTGCCCATCGTCGTATCGGTGTTGCCGATGATCGACTGCAGCAGCGCGCCCTGCGGCAGCTTGCCCAGGTACAGCCGGTCGCCGATATTGAGGATCGTCGTCGGCTTTGTCGCGCGCGTGCGGCGCTTCTTTGCGCCGACGATGCGGCCGTCGAGCTTCTTGGGGGGCTTCTGCGTGCCGTCCGGGCCGCCGACGAATTCCAGCGCATAAAGGTCCGCCATGATTAAGCCTCGCTGTTTTCGATGATGCCGACCTTGCCGGCCTGGGTGCGCGTCGCCGCGACAGTGGTGCCGGCGAACACGTTGGTGGTGTCCACCTTGCCCGGCTGATCCTTGATTGCCGTGCGCAGCTTCCGCCACACGCCCTTGCGGACGCCGGAGCGGACCCAGAACGGGTTGCGGGTGTAGCCCGATCCACTGACGGTCAGGCCATTCTGGTATGCCAGCAGGTCGGGATTGCGCAGCTCGATCCGCACGATGTTGAAGCCGAGGATGCCGACGAGGTTGCCCTCGCCGTCGACGCGCACGCCGAACGCCTTGGCGTAATCGGCGTGGGTCGCCTGCACCTCGCTCAGCAGGTCGTCGGCCTGCACTTCGCTCAGTGCCATGTAACGCTTGTCGGACGGATCGTTGAACGCCTGACCCAGCATCACCTTGGCTGCACGAACCTTGGCGACGTTCATCCGCTGCGCGCCCGCCGCGCCGCCAGTGGTGACGGGAACCACGTTGCCGTTGGGGAAGGGCACGCTCGTCGCGCCTTCCTTGCCCATCAGCATCGGACCGTACATGCCTTCGAGGATGCGGCTATCCCATGCGCGATGCATCGTCGCCATCGCGGCCATGGTATAACCGCCCTCGAGCGAGATCTTGGTGGCGAGCTGGTCGCTGCCGTCGAGGAACTCGTTGAAGTAGAGCTCGTTGGGCTTGACGATCCAGACGCGATCGTGGCCCGGCGAGGTCTGTTTCAGGTCGCCGTAACGCTCGTCGGCTTCCTGCGGGCGCGCCGAGCCGATCAGGTCCTTGACGGTTTCCTTCTCGGCGCCGTTGCAATCCTGCTCTTCGCAAGTGTCCCACAGCACGGAGGTTTTCTGCTGCAGCTGCAGCTCGAGGTTGTTCTTGAATTCATAATTCGCGGTCGTGTTGACGTCGGCCATGACTGCCTCACGAAAAAGGTTGGAACCGATTTCGATTGGCTAGGGGACCGCGATGGTCCGGCCGCTCTATCGTTTAACGCCCGCGATCGGCGCTGCATTCCAGCAGGGGGGCCCGGGCGAACGAGGCTAGGCGGGCACTGAACGCCGGGGGATGGAAAGGTGCCCCCGGCGTCGTGATGGTGAAATGAACATATGGAGACTCTGGCGTCAAGACGCCGCGATCAACTTTCCTTCGCCGCCTGATATTCCGCCGCCTGCTTGTTGAGCCGTTCCCACCGCGCGCGTTCGGGCGAGCCGGCGATCTTCACCTTGCCGATGAACTCCGCGTCCATCTTCAGCTTGTCGATCTCGGCCTGCGCCTCCGCGCCGGTGATGCCGAACCGGTTGCTGCCGCCGGTCAGCATCACGTCCTCGGCCATGCCGGCGCCGAGCTTGGCGAGCAGGCCAAGCGCGCGATCGGCGCCCATTCCGTTGCGCATCCCGGTCATATCGGCCTTGGTCAGCCCGAGCG